CGATGCAGCGAGCTCCCCGTCCGGGCCACCAAATAGCAATAACCTATAATATTTTTACATATTATAAATATACACGAAAATGATACAATATTCACCCCTCAGAGAGCTGATCTCCGAGGGGGTTTTTATTAAATAGATTTAACCGGTTCACGATACAATGGGTTCATCAGTCTCACATGCCATGGTGCATTTTTGCCCCAACTGTAGCATGGCATATCATGCCCAAAGTTATCCTTATAGACCTGCTGAATGATTTTTAACTCGTCTGGATGTGCTAAAGCTGTCACAACTCCATCATGCATCCAATAAACACATCCTTTTCCTTCTACTGTAAACATACACTGCATATCTTCATTTTCTCCTTTCTGCTCTGCTGTTGCGACTTGATTTCCATTCATCAGTTCGCTGATACGTTTAATAAAATACGTTTTTGTCGCTGTCGCGCCGCCGTGAATCTCCACTGATCTGTGCGGACAATCGGTTGCAAACACCTCCTGATGCAGCATGATCGTGCTTGCACTTGGTGTAATTCCATACTGCTTGCACTTCTGTGCTGCCAACTGTAATGCTTTTTCCTCATTCGCTTTAAATACATTCAGATCGCCCATACTCTGGCAGACTTCTATTCCCAAGAAATTAAGATTTCCGTTTAAGTCGCCGCAATGCCAAGCGCAGTTTGAATCATCCTCTGCTTGCAGAATTCCATCGTTACACACATAGTAGTGAGCAAATCCGTTTTCCAAGTTTGCGTTTTGTAAGTAATTCCTGTAATACGCTGTCGTAGCATTCTGACCGTCTGCCCCATTATGAATAAAAATACCGACAGGATTTTTACCTCTCCTGCCGGCAATTCCTCTACAGATACTCATTATTTCTCCTCCTGTTCTTCCTCCTGCTCTTCTGTCTCAAATGCTTTTTCCAGTTCTTCTGCTGTTGTTCTTCCAAATTCGTTCTGTTCGCTCATGTTCTCACCTCCTACCGTGCGATGTCGCACAATAAAAGAGAGCCTGTTTCCAAGCTCTCCAAAAAATGTGTTGAATTATCTGTTCAACTGCTCTATAATACAATTAAAAGGAACAACCGCCCACAAGTGGTTGACCAGATTAAATAGTGTACATAGAAAATGCCACCCAAAACCGGTCAAAGTTTTATGAGGGTGGTTTTTCTATGCTTAAAACATTATCTGATAAACGTAAATACGAATGTCAGCAATGCCAGAATGAACATTCCAAATGCCATAAGATCTTTAAAGTCAAACGGTTTTTTGTCCATCAGCACCACCCCCATTCTATGTAGAATAGAGGTCAGCCACCCTGTAACACGGTTGTTCTATTTTTTATCATATCATGCTTTTCTGCATGGTTCAATCTATTTTATTCTTCCTTACTCATCTGCTTCATCGTCTGATTCACATATGTACTCAGACCAGCCACTAAAATTCCCTGCACAATTGCCGTAAATACTGCCATTGCAATCTCCTGTCCGGTACTGATGGGGCAAGATGCAATCACCCACACTGCACATAACACAATGCCAATACCTCCTAAAATAAGCGGGATGTACTTATCCTTTACTGTCTGAGACTGTTTTAATCCCATTCCAATAAAATACAGTACTACTGCTACAACAATCAGTTCCGGTTTTACATAATTCATGGTCTGTTCCATCATTCCTCACTTTTCCTTTCCAAATCCTCAATTCTGTGATTTGCCACTTTCACTTTTTCCTCTAAAATATATGTTCTTTCTACAATAGAGTTGTGCTTCTCTACCTTCTTTTCTAACTGCTCTATCCGGTACTTTACAAGCTGCGTTCCTCCGAAACTTCCAAGCAAAGTGCCGAGCAGAGATATAATTGCTACTATAACTGTATCTGTCATTTCTGCCTCCTTATTTCACGATTACCTCTCCATAGCATTCAAAAGTAACTCGGTTAGCATATTCAGACGCAGAAAGTGTGATTGCACCATTTTCCAAAAACTGAACATTTCCATACCCCACAGGTGCTTGTGCAACGTTCATAATCATTGGTAGTCTTTGATTTATATTCGGAGTAAATGGACATCTGGCTATAATAAGTGAATCTCTGATTCCTTGTGATTTAGATTCCGTTTTTGTTACGAGTACCTGGTATCTCTTATATCCACTTTTTCTATAGTTCAGTGTCCATCCGTTTTCTTGATATATTTTCCATTCCGTCTCTACACTCATGTCTTTACTTACCGAACCTATATATTTATTTAATTCCGCTCCCATATTCGCGCTTAATGGAGCTATCTCGGATTCTGTAGTTAAATTATCCACAATATCTTTTTTCTCTACAAAGGATGATAGTGCACTCTTTATTTCATTTATTGCATACACTAAATTCTCTTTCGATGCTGTCGCAAGGTTTCCTAAGTTTCCAATGCTTTCCTTAACATTCTTTAACTGTTCATTCAGATTTCCAATGTATTTGCTGTAAAAATACTGCAGACCTGTCCAGCTTAAAAATTTCATTTAACCACCCCCACTTTACATGGTAAACAGCGAATCTATCTCGTTGTTTGTAATACTTTCCACGTTTGCATCCGAGCCTGCCGGACCCTGTGGTCCCATTGGTCCAATGTCCCCTTTCTCACCCTTTAATCCCTGAGGGCCTTGTGGTCCCGTTTCTCCCTTTTCGCCTTTTTCTCCTGCAGGTCCTTGAATCCCCTGTTCACCTTTTGCTCCCGCCGGTCCTGCTGGTCCAGCAGCCCCCTGCAATCCCTGAGGTCCCTGTGGGCCTGTCATACCGGTGGCTCCTGATAAGTCTGTGATGTATGTGTAAGATGACGTCCCTTTAACATATAACTTGGCGTTGTCAGCATCCTCTACATTTCCTGTGTCAATCATGACAAACTGCCCAGTCTTTACTCCATCTGTCGCAAACCCTTCATTCATCGCATTAACGGAAACAAATGTCTTAGCGATTTTAAACGCTTCCCCAGCCGGACCTTGTGGTCCCTGCAATCCCTGAGGTCCCTGTGCACCCGCAGCTCCTGCCGGTCCTGTTGGTCCCTGTGCTCCAGCTGCGCCGGTTTCTCCTCTGTCTCCTTTATCTCCCTTAAATTCTCCACTTTTAATTGCTTCATCCAGCGATTTTCCATTATACGTAACATCAGTAGAAACTACTTTGTCAGTTTTCTTTCGAAATGCACCATTTGCCCATTCCTGCATTTTTGTTTTAAATGTTCCAAGTCCTGTAAAATCTAAAAATTTCGCCATATTCTTTCTTCTCCTTTATTACTGAAATAATCTATTGATTTCTTCTTCTGTGATAACTTCATTTCCTGCTCCTGCTTCCAGCTCTCCAATCTTCTGTTCTACAGATTTTCCTTCTGCAAGCTGCACGCTTTCCGCCATGCACAGCGGGTAATTTCCATTGTTTTTTACAGATAAGGTGTTGACGATTACAACACCGCCTTCAATGCTCTGTGCCATCTTTCAAACCTCCTTATTTTACTGTGACTGCTGTAGATCCCAGCCCTGCATTTACAGACATCCAGACATCATAACTCTGCTTGTAACCGGATGCGTTGGTAAATTCCAGAGTCCGCGCCTTTTTAAATCCTCCGTCAAATCTGCCCACGTTGAATGTTGGCGTTCCAAAGGATGTCGGAAATGCGTAAACAATCTTTTCACCTTCTCCTGCATTGACCGTAAATGTGCGTCCTCGTCCACCTGCTAATGAAGATCCTTCCAGTGCCAGGATATCGGCATTTTCCAGCTGTTCCTTGTTAGTTTTTCCCCAGTATACTTTTGGCTGGAACGTGATGCCAACCGTTCTGGATACAACTGCATCCCTCTCATCTGTCACTGTCAGCACAATGTTGGTATTTGTTTTCAAAGACTTTCCTGTATAAGATTTCTTTCGAAGTGCTTTATCCAGTATTTCCTCCTGTTCTGCTCCAAATTTGATTTTCTGTGTTTTTGGCTCTTTATTTAACGCCCATGCAATATCAGATGCAGTAACTGTCGCACCGATTTCGTTGCTGCTGTTCGTGGCAGTCAGACTGTTGATTGCAATCTTGGTGTACGCTAGGTCATCGATTTTTTTCTTGTACTCATCCGAAAAATCATTGCTGGATAAACCTTTTCCCACCTCCTTCTTTACGTATCTCTCATCATTCTTCTGTACCAGGTGTGCAAGTCCATCCTGATCCAGGTACTTCTTTTCTGCGGCCAGTGCCGCTGCTTCTGTTGCTTTTTTTCTTGGCATACTTATTCTGCTCCTTTCATAATCTCGTCAATCTCCGGATTGGTGATCGACTCTATCTCCACAGTTTCGCTTCCCCCGCCTTCCGGCAGTTCCACTTCACTGAGTAGATTCTCTCCAGAAAAAAGCTGCATCCGGTTTTCTTCCAGATACAGCCTGTCCCCTTTTTTATTGAGTTGCTCTAACACCTGCTCCAATGCGTGTTTATCATCTGGCGCTTCGTAATCTTGTGGTTTTTTTCTTGCTTTGACTCCCAACCGAACTTCGAACGTTGTTCTTCCTTCTCCCGGAATCGTCTGATATACATACGCATTGATTATTCCGTTTTTCTTCAGCAATTCATTTGGAATTTCTACAAAGATATCTCCATCCTCCACTGTTCCAAGCACGATCCACGCTTGTTCTGTACATCGATTTGAAAAATGTACCTGTATCTGCTTTTCCTGGATCTGCATTCCACAAATCTGGAGTACTTGTCCATAATCCCATTGTGTCAACTTTCCATCGATATCCACACGCCTGGAGCATTCATCAAATACTGCAATTATCATTCTTATGCGCCTCCTCCAAGCGAATCGACATCCGAATTCGGAATCCCCTCTATCCCTGTTACTTCTCCGGAATCACCCCGGGGAATTTCGAAATCAAATACCGCCTCTGTTTCTGTACCCGAATTTTCAACAGACGCCTCTGTTCCGGCCTCCCCGGTCGTAGTAGTTCCGATCCGTATCGTTGCTGCTTTTCCTGCCGGTCCTTCCGGACCCTGAATACGTCCTACATTTTTCCACTGTCCAGATACGTTGTCCCATACATGTAGATTTCCATCCACCAGATAGGATTCACCCACATTTCCTGTTGGATGTTCTCTGTTCAATTCCTCTTCTGTTTTATAGGAGCCCAGTATAGTAACACCCGTTCCATCTTTCCCAGGCTCCCCCTGAATCCCCTTTTCTCCTCTTGGACCAGGATCTCCTTTCTCTCCTTTAGCCCCTGTTGCACCGGATAAATCTACCATGTACTCATATCCAGTTGCGCCCTTTCTATAAACCTTGGCATTATCTGCATCATCCGGGTTACCGGTACTTATCATCACAATCGCATTTTCCGGAAGACCATCGGTTTCAAATCCTGCATTCATCTGTCCTACAGAGGCATAAATCTTTTGCACGTTTAAAGCAATGCTTCCACTTTCTATGGTTCCTGACTGCAGAGAATCAATTTCAATCGTTGTAATTTCAATCGGATCATACTTCTCCAAACGATTTAGTATGTCTACTAGTGCCTGATATTCACTGGTTGACTGTATTTCGGATGCAGCCACTAAGTTTTCTCGGACCTCCATCTTCACCTTAAATGATGTAACAGCATTGCTACCATCAATCAAATGAAGCTGGCATTCCGTATTTCCCACTTCTGCAACCATTTGCGGCGTCAGACTGAACAGGACGCAATAATTACTTATCACGGTTCCTTCTGTGTAAGTTTCTGATCCGCTTGGTTTCTTACAATAAATCCTGGCCTTACTGATTGTCTTTGCCATTCCGGAAATCATACAGCGCAGAAGTCTGCCCGAATCGTACTGTACTGCATAGATTGTTTGCATAATTCCTGGGTTTCTCACGTCAATGTATAAAGTTGTCGTTGTTTCCATATCACACCTTCTTTCTTATCCCGGTATCCACCTGACGAGGTAAACGTCTCCCGGCAACACACCTTCACCGCTTTTGTATCGCAGCACACAGTCCCACGGATAGTTATAGTATCCGGTTGTCCAAATTTCCTCTCCTGTCTGATCACCAGTCTGTCCGCCGGTTGTTCCGCCAAATTCATTTTGGCTGGCCTGCACAACCTGTCCATTTCCAATTCCCATTGCAGTATGGTTTACGATGTTCAGAAGGATATCCCCTCTTTGTACACCGGATCCTGTTGCCAGATTTATCTGCCCTGTCACATCCGTAAAACCGCACTTCAAAAATATTTCCCGCATATTACCGGTGTAGGTTGCCCCATTGCTTTTTACTGGAACCCCGGCATTTTCCCACGCCTGAATCAATAACGAGGAGCAATCGTAATCTGGTCCCCATCGATTTGCCTGATCATATCCGTGGCTATTATCATTTGCAATTTGAATCGCCCAGTTTACCGCAGCTTCTATTTTTTCAGATCCTCCTGCATATTGACTCAGGTAGTTGTACCAATATCTTGCCTGCTGCCGCCTCTCGGCTTCCACTTCTACGCCTGCACGTTCAAAGTTTTTCAAAAATGCAGATGCCAGATATTCCGGTGATTCTCCGCTGACCTTAAACTGATCAAACGACAGCGGATATGCAGCGGTTGCAATCCACTGACCAAAAGAAACTGTAACAGAATCTATCCACGTAAGCTGACCGTTTGGATCCGTAATTCCATATCCGTTCGCACCTGCCCAATTTGTATAATTTGTTGCCGGTGTCCACTGTACCAGTCCAAAACCTCCACTATAGTTTCCCTCCTGCAGGCTTTGCCAGATTCCGGGATTGATGTTCGATTCACTTTGCATGTTGCCGCATATCCCAGCAATAGCATTCAGCGACCATCCTTTTTGTTCAAAAAAACTTAGTACTTCTCTTGCATTCCCCTGCATCTGCTCTGTGGTCAGATAAAAGTTTCCTATCGTCCATGACATCAGAAATCACCTTCTTTCGTGATTCCGCCCACAAGAAATCCTTTTTCAAACCTTAGATTTGTCCCATTCGAAAAAACTGCAGTTCCAGTCTTTCCATAAACTCCGGGTCCAACGTTTTCCGCATCTAACAGAACCGCATCCTTCGTGATTCTTAGTAAGTTTTTGCTGTCTTCTTTGTTTCCATCGGTGAATAATAGTGCATTTCCAACATACGTCATACAAAGAACGCCCTCATCCTTTTTGTTTGAAAATAATATTGTTCCGTCCTTTATTGTCACACGCCGATTATCGCTCAAAGAATCGCAGATATATTTCCCTTCTGCGTAAATTCCATCTTTATCCAGTCTGACTATTTCTTTCCCGCTTGCATCCAGCACCCTTGCAACGCCACTATTATTGTCAAATCCTCCGATTTCCAATGTTCCACCTCTGATCCGATCAGCCAGCATTGTTCCTGCTGTGATAAAATCAGCAAAGAATCCCTGTCCTGTTCCAAAGGTGGACCAGTCCCAGTCTCTTCCATCTGCAGTTCTTTTACTGGCAATCTCGAACCCCATTGTACCAAGGCACATTGCTCCAAACGTTTCCGACTCCGGATTCAAATCTTCAAATAAAACAGCGCGTACTTTCTGTTTTTGTGCGATGTCGGACTGTGCCCGAAACTGTGCTTTCACTCCGTTTATGATGCCGTTGACCTGTGCTCCTATCACAGTGCCATCCGGTCGGATTGCACTTTCTATCCGATTTGACATACTTGATACATCCGCAATGAAATTATATTGAAAGTCTCCCAACACAACAGATGCAACCTCTTCATTGATGCAATCCCATTCCAGTTCTATGACACGTGCATCTGTTACAATATCCAGTTTGCTGTGACGACAATGTACCGTGTCTCCGATAGAAACTTCTTCCAGTTCCCGGATATCCGCGTACAATTCCGTATCATGCAGCATAACCATATCAGCGGATATCGTAACCTTCGGCTTGTCAATTCCAGCTTCAAACTGTTCCTCGCATTTTTCTTTTAACGCATTGTTTAGTTCTTCCTGTGTATTGCAGATCACGATTCCGTTCTCTTCGTCATCTTCCGCAGCATCGGCCTTCATCTTCACATCTTCAAATGTGATCACTCCGTATTTTATTGTTGGATATTTATCAAGCAGTGGTGAGTCCACCCACGGTTCATTCCCCTCTATCATGTATCCGTTATATGCCTTTGGTACAATCCTTGTAATGACCTCGCTGGTATCAATCTCTTCCTGCAGCCCGTTTTCCGCAATGTTTTTCCCGTATAAAACCTGCACCCCATTATCGATTCCAACTCGGTCATTGACGGTGATCGTATAATTATCAAAAAGAACCTCACCGCCCCATCTGTTCAGGAAGGAGTTCTCCTCTTCTCCGCAGATTGCTTCGATCAGGTTCTTTGTCTGGTAATATGCTGTTGATATTATTTTGATATTAGATTTTCCACTGTACTTTTTATTTGGTGCGGTCATGATGTCCAGTGCCTGCTGCCCGTTTTTTTCCGTTGGACGTATATCCAACAGAAAACAATCATCAATCGCATCCATAAAAACCGGTTCCAGTTCTGCACTCACGCCAGCATCTGATTTTGCTTTCTTTTTGATCCGAAATAACTGTGTTCCATTGAATGACTCCAGTTTTACGACTGCGTCCTCTTCTATCCACTTCCAACGTCCCTCTTCATCGATCGGGTGCTGAATCTCCGCTTTCCAACTTCCGTTTAGTATTGCTTTTACAGAAGCGCTCTCCGGAAGTAATGGCATATCACCGTTATGTTCATAATCCGTATTTTCTGGTTTATAAAGTTCTATCCTTATAAGCACCTCCAGTTCGGAATCACTTTCAGATCAAATCCTCTTGAGATATACACGGTATTCTCTCCCGGTAAAAGATGTAGTTCTGCATAATCTCCATACACAGATGTGTTCATCAATTCTCCATCTTTTCTGTATGCCATCAGCCTGTCTGTATCAATCACCAGATTCTGGCCAACATTCGCTTTCATTTGACTTCCGTTTACCTGCAGGATGCACTCACCTTCACCTGTGATCAAATAGACCGGCCTTGATCTGTCATATGGATTGTAAAACACCTCTTCCGGTGTATATTCTGCTTTTCCATCTGTTCGATATCGGTATCCCTCACACGTAAATTCTACCTCAAACTCTCCGACCTCTTTTACTTGCCGTTCTGCCGCATTGATCTTAGTATGTTTTACATGATAGAAGTACTCCAGTTCATCGCTTAAAATCAATTCTGTATCATCTTTTCTCATGAGCCATCTTCTCGCAGTCCGAAATCGCTCCTGCCACCTTTGAGAATTTTCTGCAAATGTAAATGGAACTGTGATTGTAATGTCGCTCACAGTTCCATCTTCTTTGAATATGCTCCCATCTCTTCCTGGTATTTTTACCTCTGTGTAGTTGTATTCTGCCGAAGGGATAGACGGTCTTTCTCGTACAAGTATTCCTATTTCTGTATTTGTATGGCCGTTTCTGATAATTTCATACATTTACCGTCTCCCCTTTCCTCTTTTTGTGTGATGTACTTGAGATGTAAATCCTTTTTTGGCTGTTTCTACAATATAAGAATCAAGCTTTTGATTTCCAATTTGCACACCGACATTATTGTTCAAAACAATGTTAGTCTGTGTAGCACTTGCCAGAGCTGGAGTTCCTCCGTACATACTCTCACTCATCGTCTTGGCAACTCTTTTTACCGCATTGGAAACCTTGTACACATTCTCATTGATTCCTTTTACCATTCCATCGATAAAATCCGGCATCCATGTTTCATAATCTCTCAAAGGACCTTCATCTGGTCTTGAAAAATGTAAGAAAGATCGAATCTTATCTCCGATCCCTTTTACTGCATCCACAATCCCGCGGACTCCGGATAATATCCCTTCTTTCAATCCATTGATAAAATCCGCTCCCCATTCCCAGGCATTATCGATCCACCCGGAAATTGTAGATCCAATTTTTTCGAAAATATCACTTACAATCTTCGGAAGTTCCCGGATTGCATTTTTAATTCCATCTCGTAATGCTTCAAACCCACTGATCGCAGTTTCTTTTACCAGAGATACCAATGTGGATACCACATTTTTAATTTCATTCCAAATATTTGATGTAATCTCCTTGATGGAATCCCAAATATTCGCAACTGCATTTTTGATATTATTTAAAATATTCTCCAGATCCGATTTTAATTTTTCAAAATCTCCAGTCACAAGATCAATCAAAAGAAGAACTGGAGCCAATGTTGCATTTTTGATAAATTCCCAAGTATTCTCAGCCAACATTTTTATTCCAGTCCAGATTCCGCCTAAATCTTCTTTTAGCCGTTCGAAAGAATCTTTGATAATCGATATCAATTCTTTGATAATCGGAATTTCCATGATACTTGTCCATACAGATTCAAACTTTGCCTGTACACTATCCCATATACCACTCCACCATGCCGGTATTCCTTGAAAGAACGATACCATCTCATTCCATGCATTGGGAATCGTTTCTGTAAAAAATTCTACAATTCCATCCCATGCTGCAAAAAATCCGTCTTTGATTGCCTTTAAAATCCCGTTCACACCATCACGGAACCATTCGAATTTATTGTATAAAGCAACCAATGTCACTATAATTGCCGTTATAGCCGCAATTACAGGATGTGCCGTTATTATTCCAAGTAACCCCGTTACTGCCGTTTTAATTCCACCAATCAGATTTGTCACCACTCCTCCAATTCCGGATAATTTCGACAGCGTACCTGCTACCGCAGATATCCCCAGTGATATCTGGCCGATTACCATCAGTAGTGGTCCTAATGCTGCAACCAGAATTCCGACTACTACAATCACCTGTTGCACGCCTTCCGGTAGTGCTGAAAATTTATTGACAAGTGCGGTAATAAGTTCTGCTACCTTCTGGACAATTGGTGCCAGTGTATCTCCAATCTGAATCGCTGCGGTTTCCAGAGATCCTTTTAATTCCTCGATTGCTCTTGATCCATCACTCATCTGAGAATTGGCCAACCTTTGTGCTGCTTCCTGATCATTTGCCGCATTGATATATTTCTGAATCCCTTCAGTCCCGCTATCCATCATCACAGTAGCGGCTCGCATTGCATCGGATCCGAAGATTGTCGATAACGCCGCATCTCTGGATGCCGAATCCAAACCGCCAAGTTTATTCTGCAACTCCTCAGCAATCTCTGAAGCTCCAAGAAGAATCCCGTTGGAATCTCTTGTCTGTATTCCAAGCTGTTCAATCATTGTTGCAGCGCTGTCCGTTGGCGCCGCCAACCTCTTGAGCATTGTTTTTAAAGATGTTCCCGCATCGCTTCCCTCAATTCCTGCATCTGCAAAACGAGCCAGTACTGCTGTTGTTTCCTGTATAGACCATCCTGCGTTTTTTGCTCCTGCTGAACACTGTGCCAGTGCCTGTGTGAGAGGTTCTACATCCGTAGAAGATGCAGCTGCTGCCCCGGCCAAAGCGTTTGCCGCTTCTGCCGACTCATTCGCAGACAGGCCAAATGCTCCCATTGCCTGTACAACAACATTTGCTGCCTCTCCAAGATCCATCCCGGAAGATGCCGCAAGGTCCATTGTAGTTTTTAATGCCCCTGCTTTAATGTCGGCTTCCGTCAAACCACCTTTTGCCAGTTCTGTGATCGCATTCCCTGCATCTGTTGCGGAAAAGACGGTATCCTGTCCGGTCTGGATTGCAAGCTGTCTTAGATCTTCCATTTCAGACATGGGCTTATCAAGTGCTCCCGCCGCCTGACTCATTGCATCGTTGAAATTATTTGCCATAACAGTGGATGCCGCCCCTACACCAGTCAGTGCCCCCGTTACCGGCAGCAAGGATTGTCCCACTCCTTTGACCTTATTTCCAAACTCTCCGGATACCGCAGATACTTTTGCAAGATTCGCACTTGCACTTCCTGTAGTCTCTTTTAGTGATTTCAGTTTCCGTTCTGTCTCAATAATCTCTCTTTGAAGAGAATCGAATCCTTCTGGACTGATCGGCTGTCCAAATTCATCATCTACTTGCTTTTTCTGTGCTTTCAGTTCTTTCAGTTTATCAGACGATTGGTCTACCTCTGTCTGCAGTTTTTTGTACTCTTCCGTATCAATCCGACCACTTTCTTCCATAGACTTCATGCTCTTTTTGAGCTTGTCCATTTTTTCGTTTGTCTTTACAATCTCCTCTTGAATCGGAGTATACGCCTCTTTCCAAGCATCATAATTTCCGGCGGTTTTTGCTGCCTGTTCACTTGCCTGTTTTAAAGTTTCCAGCCTACTTTTCGTTTCACTGATCGACTGCTGCAGCAACTTCTGCTTCTGATTCAGCAATTCCGTATTCGTGGGATCCAGCTTCAGCAATTTATTGACATCTTTTAATGACTGTTCTACACCGTATAGTTTTTTGTCAACACCGGACAGTGCCTTTTCCAACTTGGAAGTATCGCCGCCAATCTCTATGGTAATTCCTTTTATTCTGCTCCCTGCCCTTACATCCCTCCTTTACAGTGCATCAATATCCGCCTGTGTTGCAATTTTCGGATAATCATACTCATCATTCTTCATTTCGATAAACATATCGTTGATCATTCCAATGCTTAACAGGTCTAAATCAGAAATAGAAATACCGCATTGTGCACATCGAAGCATAAACAATGCGGTATTGACCTCACGATCTATTTCCCTCTCTTTTTTTTTGGAACTGACATCTGTTTATTTTCTGATTTCCACATTTCCATGATTTCTGGCAGAATCTCATAGATATCAAATGTCTCGAACTGATCCAACCACTCGTTGATATCGTCCGGCTGGTCAGGATCGCCATGTTTATGCATCAGAAATGCAATGTTTTCAAACATTTCCAGTGATTCGATCGGGATTCCGCTTTCAAACTTACTTTCATCAAATTCTGTACCTCCTTTTGCGCATTTTTTCTGCATCTCGTCTTTGAGTTTTTCCTGGATCTTGATCTGCTTTTCAATTTTCTGCATATCTACAAAAATATCTCTCCCAAATTTCAGTCGATAAATCCGGGGGATTGCGGCAGAACTTTTGAATTTATATTCTGTTCCATTGATTGTGATCGTCTTTCTCATCCTGTTCTCCTTTTATGCTGCAACTTCCTGATCTGGAATGTACACCTTATCAAACCATTTTTCGTATAAGTCATCTGTTGTATCTGCTGTTGTCTTTGCCCGAACTGCCATTTTCTTAGCTGTTCCAAGCTGTACAGCGGATGCAGAAACTGTGACAGTGTCAGTTGTAGGTTCAATCGCGTCCTCTGTTGTGCTGGATTCTGTTGTAGGACGTGTAGAGGTACAGCAATAGAACCAGAACCGTGTTCCCCTCACATCGCCGTCAATTTCAAATCCCAGCGCAAACCGTTTTACTTTTGCAGTCGCTTCCTCCAGCATGACTTTGTTCTTGTCAATGTATTCACTTAAAATCTTTTCCCGGAACTCATCCGTGATCAGCGCCATTTCCCAGTCTCCCTCATATCCGCTATTGGAAGAAGAAACATAATACTTGACTCCATCCGCATAAAACGGTGTCAGTTCTCCCTGTGCTTCCAGTGAAAGCGATACGGAGCCAGGTACCGCAAACGGTGTATCAAATGTAATTTCTCCCGTATCACTTTCCTGCAAAAGCGCAACATGCGCATTATGGATATTGAATTTGACTTTATCCTTTTTTGTTGCCTGTCTTTCTTTCCTTACTTAGCCCTCCACTTCATATAATACTTCATACATATTTTCTGATTTAATATACTGTTCACTTTTCTGCCAGAAGAGATCTGCTGCATCAAGTGCCGCTTCTACACGTTCTTCCAGTTCAAAGTCCTTTTCATCTGTGTACAGTTCAATATCAACTTTGTCTGATTTAAAATATACCTTCCCATCTGCGGAAAAATTTCTCGTTTCCGGAATCAACCAGCAAATAAAAGGAGGATTCACCGCCTCACATTCTTCGAAATGATGATACCGATATTCAATTTCCAGTACATCCAGAATTGCTTCTATCCTCTCCCTTGTCATAAATATCGTTCTATCCTTTCCTGTAAAATTTCCTTTGCGTGCTTTTCTGCAATTTTGATATGCGGGATCCCGTCCACTCTTCCACCATTCCTCTTTGCGTGTCCTTTTTCCAGCAAATGTGTAATTCGGTATTCCGGCTTTTTGGAATATACCACCATATCATAGCGGTGCCTTCCACTCAAATTTTTGTCTCGTTTATAGCTCCAGTGCTTTGCATATTCACCGGTATCTCCTTCCGGTGATATAGAACGTAATTCCGCAGCTGTCTGCTTCGCCGTCTCTTTCACTGCCTTTTCCACGGCTTCCTGTACATCCTCACGATACGCATCTAACTCCTGCATGACTTCGATTGCTAACTGATCAATATTAATTTTCGGCATTGTCTCTCACATCCTCATAAGTCGTTACTACCCTTTCCAGAGAAAGCAATAAACAGGGTGGCGTTTCATCGTATTTATTCTGGATCTGTATGATCTTGTACTGCTTTTCTCTGATTATGCAGATGTCCATCGTAGAAATGTCTTCTACCGGCAAAATTGCAACTACTTCGTCAATCTGATTGGATAATACCTTTGCCTCATAAAACCGTTTGATTCCTACTGTCCGAAACCCAAACCGGATTCCACAATGCTTTGTTTCTACAATTTTTCGCCCTTTCACGCTGCAGATATCCAACATTCCGTCATTAAATGTGACAAATTTTGTATCTTTACGTCTTGGCATCACAACCACCTGCTTTCCTCTGAAAACTGCGCATCTGCAGGGATATGATTTCTGATTTATAATTTTGAATAAACTCATCTACCTGACCGGCTCTTGCATACATGCAGTAATTTAAGAGTAGCTCTTTTTCTTGTGTTTCGCTTTCAAAATCACAAAATCCTATTTTGCCCTCAAGGTACGCTTTTCCTCTCTCTACGATACCAGAGAGCTTTTTACGCTCCCTGATATCCATATCCCATGTAATATCCAGAAAATTCTTCACATCTTCTAACAGATCGCTCATGATTATGCCTCATTCTTTGTTACAGTCACCTGATATGTCTTGGTTGTCTTTCCATCTGTCACTTTTGCTTTTACTACATTTCCTGCGCCGGAAGCCCATGTAACTCTGCTGCCGTTTGCAATCGGTTTATCATTGTAGGTCAATTCCAGTTCTGCAGTGCTGTCTGCGATTACCGCCTGCACCGTGTTTGATGCGTCCGTTGTTGTCAAAGTGTATGTTAATGTTCCTTCTGCGAACTCCGGTGTCAGTGTATGTCCCCCTACCTTGAAATCTGCAAGATTTGCATTTTCCACATTTTCTACACTTGGAACAACTTCCACTTCATAATGTGCTGGCTGCAGATCACTGATATCCAAAAGCATGAAGGCATTATCATCTACTGCAAATCCATGACCATACGTTTTGATCAGGTAAACCCTTTCATCTTCCAGGAATCTGTAATCATCTGAATACAGGATTCTTCCGTTGTTTTCGATTCCAGCTCCCATGAGGTAAAGCTTCGCCATACCAAATACAGCCTTTCCGACTCCTACCGCCGGAGACTGGATCACATCGATCGGGAATGGCAGTGTACTTACATATCCACCGCCCGGCGCTGGTCTCTGTGTTGCCGGAAGGACTTTGCTGAAATAATCTGACGGATTTACCACCAGAATCAATGTGTCTACGGTTCTTGCCTGTCCTTTTTCATTGATTGCCAGAACAGCAGCCAGTTTTCCAAGCTGCACATCATTAAACTTTGTAACCTTTACTGCTTTTTTATCCGGATATACTCCACCCTTGATCGTAACAGAGTCTCCTACCTGTTTTGTCATACCGATTGGCATGTCTTTTCCAGTTCCATTAATGATGCCGTCTTCCAATCCATTTGCAAGTGCTTCATACAGGACCTGTCTCACATAATTATCCAACCATTCCGGTCCCAGATCCAACATTGCTTTGCACACCGGAAGAAATGCTGACAGTTTACTCAGTGTCACATCTACCTCTTTAAATCCGGATGTCAGCTCCTGGATGATCTCTGCGCAAAGTTTTCCCCATGCTGCTTTCTGATATCCATTCGTATTCATCATCATTCGTGTCAACCCTGTTACAGATGTAAACTGGATTTTGGACAACAGCGGATGATCTGTTTTCAAATCTTCGAATACTTTGTCAATTACGGTATATGGCATTACCACATCCAGATTTTCTACTGCCTGTTTCGGATTCGGTGCTTTCATGGCTTCTGCCAGTTTCTGATAATATTCTTTTTCTTTGGATGTCAGCTGTCTTACGCCGCGCTCAGACAGAATTCTCTGATCTGCTTCTTCTACGATTCCCCGTGCCTGTTCTATGACACTTTCCTGAATCTTATCGCACAGCTCCACAAACGCTGCCTGGAACTGCTCTGCATCTCCGGCTGTGATTGCCTCATTCATCTTCTGTACGATTGCTGTTTTTTCCATTTCTAATACATCTAAATTTTTCCTTAAATCATGCCTCCTCTAAAAAGATTTAATACATTGTTTTTTCTTGGTTTCTTGTCTTCCTGTGGTTTCTGCATTGCTGCAATCTGCTGCCGGAAGCTCTCCTGACTATTTAACTGTCTTTGCATATCGGACAGCTTCTCCAGAATCTCTTCTGTATTGACCGGTTCTGCTGTCTTTCCCATAATCTCATCAATGAGTCCATATTCCAGCGCCTTTTCCGGTGTGAGGTAAGTCTCATTTTCCATTAACTCAATCAACTCACTTTCCTCAATCTTCGCCCTTTCCAGAAAAACTTGCCGGTTTGCTTCCATCATGTCATCCAGATCATCGGCATATTTTCTCAGTTGTGTTGCATTGCCCGAGCAATACATCCACATATTGTGTATCAGTGCCGTTGTACCTAAGCACATTTTTCTTGTGTCACACGCCTGTAGAATCAAAAACGCAACACTGTGGGCTACGCCATCCACAATCCCGACTTTCTGGTTTTGTTTTTGCTTCAGTAAATTGTAAATAGCAACGCCCTCTTTTACAGATCCGCCATTTGAGTTGATATGCAGCTCAATTGTCTGTCCTTCTGGAATTTCACTCAGTTTCTCTGCAAAATATTTTGCAGAAGTCTCCGAGTCCTTATATTCCCATGCGTTCCAGTCAAATTCTCCATATTCTGTCACATCATCATAAATGTACAGAAGTGTTTTGTTCTCTGCCTGAACAGGCTGCATTCTCCAGTTTGTTATGTTTTTCCTTGTCTCACCTCTTTCCAGCCGTTATAAAATGGGAATCTCCTAACAAAATATTGAGTTAGTATGATTCCCATTTTTGATCAAATGCTATTTCCTTGTTGTTGCATTTTTAAAGTCGTTAAACTGATCAGAAGTCCACTGAAACGATGGCATATCTTTCCCGTTGTTTGCTCTGTACACATCCTGGATTACATCCATTTCTTTCTGTGTTGCCAACGGACGGATAACCATTCCATCAAAATAACTCATTCCACCTTCATTACCTACATGAATAAAACACTGCATAACTGTTGTTCTCCTTTCATCTTTACCTGAATATCTTAAAATACAATCCCACGGGAAATTATAATACCCGTGCACACTCGCTTCTCTTCCGCTGCTGTCTCCTGAAATTCCATCGTAATCAGAAGAAAATTCAGCCAGCTGGTTATTACCTACATATAATGCCACATGATTCCCTTCATTTAGAAGAATATCTCCTCTGTTCAATGTGGTTCCAACTGGCAGTCTTGTCCATCCTCTAGCACAAAGCTCTGCGGCCATATTTCCTGTATATGTAGCTGACCCGGTATCAAATCCAGCATTTCGCAATGCTGTTATGATGGAGCTTGCACAATCGTAATCCTTTGGTCCCCATCCTCCGAGACGATAGCCATATGAATTGTCATTACACATGTTTATCATATTCTGCACAAATTGTTCTACGCTTGCCATAAAAGCCCTCCATTTTCTTAAATTTTCCTGTTTATCTAATACTTTCATCAATCAATGGCCTCACCCACTTTCCACCTCCGTCAATCCTGCAAGCAGGTCTTGAATCTTACTATAATTTTTCGTCATAAAGTGCTGGTTTGCCCAGTCTTCTTCAATTCTCGGTTTTCCGAGCACTTCCAAAATATCATTGATCGTAAATGCTCCGCTTGAGATCAGCTTGTCTACTGGAGTTGCAATATCAAAAATATCAATATGCTTGACTGCCAGAGTCTCTATCTTCACATAATTTCCAGCTTTAAATCCTGTGTATCCGTTTCTCTTTCTGTTGATCTCCTGCTGCAGCATCTTAATGAGCGGATCTATCACAAAGGTCAGAAGTTCATCAATCGCTTTCCCTGTATCCTGTACATCTCCTTTGGCCAGACTCGGTGGGAAAGAAAATGCTCTTGCTGTAAATTCAAAGATGTCATCAGCTAGAGACTTGATATCTCGTGTTGACTCTGTAGAATACGTCTTTCCGCTTTCTGAAATATCCTGATATTCGTATCCGTCAAACAATGGCAACACCGCACTGTCGCTTTCAAAGAAGTTCTTAAAATGCGTGCTCATCAACTCCTGGAATGTTTCATCGAAATTCTCACTTTCCTGTGCAATTGCTCCAATATTCAGGATTCCTTTTTTTCCTCTTGATTTTTTATAGGCATCCTGCGCATATATCAGTAATTTTGAATACGTTTCATACATCCCATTTGTGAGATTCCTCATATTTTCTGAATTTAATTCGAAAAACATGACTTCCGACATTTCCCGTGTTTCAGACAATTCGTAACCGTCAAATGTGATCCCGCTGAATCTGTACTCCTTCAATGCCAGCACCTCTTTGCTGTAACTGTCTGCCACATAAATGTGATTGTTTACTTCTACCACAAGGCATTCATTGTTCCGGTACAGCTTGCCAATCAGCTTATTCATGAATGATGTTGCATTCTGGTTCTGATTTGGTTCGTAATTCCAAAGATAATACTCCTGTCCTTTTACTTCTTTCTTCTTGATATACGTTTTAAATTCGCATTTGCTGATGGCATTTGCAATTTTATTGACACAAGTCCAGAAAGCCAGCTCTCTCAGATATACTTCGTACATAGCACTCTGTACATCTTTATCTTTCATAATGTCATCCACTGTGATCCTTGTGGTACTGCTGCCTCCAAGTTTTTTGATCAACCAGTCTTTAATACTTAATTTCCTACGTTCACCCCCTTAATAACTGTAAACCTGTATTTTCGGTGTTGGTTTTGCCCGTTTCTGCGGCAGCACGTTTTCCACAGTCATCGCCGCTACAAATGCCATAAATGGGTCTGTTTTTCTGCTTTTTCCTTCTATTTTTCCATATACATAATTTCCCATATCGGCATCATCCTCTTTTCCTGGTTTTCTTCCATGTCTGATTAGTTTTGCATTATTGGTGGCCCACCTTAATTCTGGAGCATCTCCCCACCGCAACCATTGATTTACAAAGCAGCTATCAATCAGAGGTGCCACTTTCATAATGTCTGATGGCCGGATCAGCTTCAGATTCTTATTCACTTTCATATCAAATCCTATTTCCTGCAGATATTTTCCGATCAATGCAAAACGGAAATCATCCAAGGCTAAAGCTTTGATATTGTATGTGCGTTTTGCTTCCTGTATATAATTTGTAAGCAATGACGGATGTATTTCCACGTCATCTACAAGCGTCAGTCTTCCGGAATCCGCCCATTCTTTCCATGGAGCCTTGATCCTCGGAATATCTTTCGAATTTAGGCACATCCATGAATGGCTGATATCAAACCGTTCATCTCCATCTCGGAAATGAAGATCTACGGAAGCCCAATCTGTTAATTTTGTATAGTCAATTCCACATACACAGCTCCATCTTTCCAGATCCGGCAGTAAGATGTTGGTCGCTTTGATATTGTCCCACTCCGTTACACTCATTTCTTCCGCATTTTCCGGAATATTCATTCGTTTTGTCATAAATGCCGGAAGTCTTCTCGGATTTTTCTTCCATTCCCTATATTCTTTCCTGATCTCTTCCATAAGACTTGGCAGATATGGCAACGATGGATTTGCCATTGGCCAGTTTTCTTCCTGATCCACATCTTCCTTTTTATTCAGTTTACAGATAAATGGTAATAACCCATTATCCGGTTCGCCGCCCCGTAAGATCTGTTCGGAATTTTCCAGCAGATCATCCAGCGGTCCTTCCCGCACATCACCATTTGTCGTGTAGTAAGAACGTCTTGGATGTTTCTTCTTACCAAGTCCTGTCGTAAAGACGTTTATATTCTTATAGTCTTCATATTGATGGATCTCATTAAAAATACAGATTCCAGAACGAAGACCGTCTTTTCCTTTCGGACTGTTTGTTCTTCCCTTCATAATAGACTTTGTTTTCAAGCATAAAACCTGTTCTTTCGTCCATCGGAAGAATTTCTTTAATTTCTTTATCACAGACGGTCGTTCAAATGCGTTTATCACGTCATGGACTGGACGCATTGCCTGGTCCTCATTATTGGCGCAGATATCTACATCGTACTCTCTGATTCCATTATGCGGGGACATTAAACACACTGATTCGAGCGCAATTGTACCATCTTTTCCCGCTCCTCTCCCCAACATACAGAATAAATCCGGCCATCTTGGAAGCCCGGATTCTCTCCAATATGTGCAATCATGAAGTCCGATCACAAACTTCTGCCAGGGAAATATTTCTTCAAACGGGAAGTATTTTGACATCCCGATATATTTCTCCAGCTGATCACAATCTATATAAATATCTTCATGCTCAAAACACCATTTTACATGCGCAACAAGCAACTCCTGCTCTTCGCATACTGCATAGATTTTTTTCTCAACTATATCAATCCATTCCTGAATATATGGATGTATGTTACAGCTCATCTTCATCATCTCCCGAATCATCGCCAACCGGCTTAATTCCTAGACTGTCCAGTATTTTAAGCATTTGAGCATTGACCTTAATTCGCTGATCTATCGAGTCATTTTTCTTTTGTCCTTTTTGCCCTCCGCCATTATTATATTCAACGATAGCACCTCTCTTTTTGATATCTGCGATCAGTTCATTCTCCAGGTCCCAGAAGTCCATATATTTATCGACCAGATCAATGTAATATTTTCCGGTGGTTCCATTCCGGGCCAGCTGATCAAGAAGGTCCTCTTTAATTTCCACTCGCAATAATTCTTTTCTTGTTTTTCTCGCCCTTATACCACCCCCTCCGTCACGCGCGCACGAGAAATCTCTTTTGTCGGGAGCACCCACCGGTCTCTACGTGGCATATTAAAACCCGTTTTTTTCGACCGGGGGTATCCTGACAATTTTATTTTTCTTTACCATCTTTCTTCTGTCAGCGGTTCTTTTTTCTTTGGCTTTCGATATCCATGAACCTCTTCATGGCAATCATGACACAGGCTGATTAGATTTCTCCGCTTCTCACCTCTGAATCTGTACCAGATTTCCAATGCTTTGTCTGGATGCTTCTTTACATAATTTGCATGATGAACCGTCGTTGCCTTTGTATACTTTCCACGTTTCTTACATAACTGGCATTCATATTTATCAAGCTTTAACACTTGTTCTCTCAATGCTTTCCACTTGCCCCATGTATAGAATCTGTGAATATTTTCTCTTATACATTTCTTTACAAATTCAATCTCATGTTCTGTCATATAATCACCTCAATTGCAGGAGAAGGAATCGAACCTTCGACCTTCAGCTAAGGAGACTGACGAGCTTCCACTGCTCTATCCTGCTATATTTGTGCGATGTCGCACAGTGTAGGCTTTTGCCCAGAGCCTTTTATCGTCTTTGCTCAGGACGCAGAAAAGCACCCGGCTTTCGCCAGATGCTCTCTACTATTTTCCATTATTTACTTCTTCTATGAATGCTTTCATAAGTTCGCTTATCTTTGAAGCTTGACTGACTCCTGCAGTTTCACATGCTTCTGCAAATTCATCCGCTAACTCTCGCTTTATCTTGAAACCCTTTGTCATCCATCCTGCTTTCTTTTGATACTTCTCCGATGCAATCGTTTGAGGTTTTGGACTACCTGTCGGCATTTCTTCCACTCCTTCCATTGTCTTGGTACTACATCCATCAATATACAAATGTTCTCTGATGCTATCTGTTATTTACTTCTTCCACAAACTGCTTCATCAGCTTTGTAAGCTGTGTTCCCATCGCAACACCAGATTCCTTGCAGGCTTCCTTGAACTCTTCTGCTACTTTCTTGTTGATCTTATATGTTTTTGGAACTAACCCTGCTTTCTCATCCCACTTATCTTGTGGTCTCTGTTTCTTTTCTTCATTACCGAGCATGCTCATCCCTCACTTTCTTTATGAGGCAATAAACCAGCTTTGCTATTCCTATAGCAATGAAGAATATTCCTAACTTCCACAACATCCTTTACACAAATGAGCTTTCATGTTATATTTATTTTGAAGAAGGGCTTTCGCCCCTCTTAGCTAATTAAATAGCTTGTCGAGAATCATTAAAAGGATTCCAACGAATAAGTCCAGAATCGCACTGACCGCCAATGTCTTTATATCGATTTTGGACTTTTTCTTTTGTTTCTTTTTGCTCATTTGTATCTCACCTCCTTACAACTATATAATATCACATACGTATACGTATGTCAATACTTTTTTCAGGGGTTTTTAAAATTTATAGGACTATCACAAAATTGAAATACGTAACCTGGCAACTTTACTGGATTCTATAACACAAGGAGGAAACTTGCGGTAGTCCACAATCCGGACAACGGGAATTGAACCCATGACACACAGCTTATACGGCTGCTGCTCTAACCGACTGAGCTATGTCCGATCAACATTTATACAAAAAACGCCCTGCATTTTCATGCAAGACGCCCTTTTGTAATTTGTGTGTGGTTTTACTGGTTGTCTTTAGGAGGAAAACTAAAAACACCTTAGCCGTCCAGCTTGTTCCTTTCGGCTTTATACCATATTAGCATTTTAAAACCGTCGTTTCCGTCGTTTTCTCAAATTTTTCTAAATATCTGTTATGTTTGCATCGGCAACTGTCCTCTGTATATGCTTTCCTTTTCTTTGGGAATACTTCATTCATCCTATGTGAGACCTGTACCCAACTTAGATCATCAATATAATAAAATCTGAGAATCATCCGGATTTCGCTTTTTTTAATTTGTCCTATATATTCCTCTACCTGTATCTGTTTCTCCAGAAGATCCGTCTCCAACATCTGCAGCTTTGCAATGCGCTTTTCAAGTAAAAACTCACGTTTTTCATATTCTCTTTGTGGGAAGCCTGTTATTTTCACTGTTCGCAATGGTTTGTTGCCTTTCTTTCCACATGCAACAGAATCTTGCACAGTAATCTTGTTCAGTTGCTCTATTTTCTTTTTATCCTCTGCAATCCTACGTCTCAGATCTTTTATCTCTTCTTTCATGTCTGCATACTCAATCAGTATCTTCTTGTCCACTGGCAACACTCCCTTTCGTATCTACTCCCCATTTTCTTAAGCAGTCTTCCACAGAGTACGCACCTCTTTGCATCCACTTCTTGGCATTCTCTGTTGGTTCATGATCTGCCAGATCGGCAAAGTGATCATCCCGATCCCGTTTCATTTCCTTTGCGCTGCGTCTGTGCTTTAAAGTCCCTCTCATATCTGTATCACCTCCATAATTTCCGTATTATCCAATCCAAAAACACCACAAATAACAGTATCGGAAATCCCGCAGCCATCAGGTAATCCGCACCTTCTAGCTCTACATCCTCTTCCAATCCTGTCTTTAAAGTAATCACGGTTCCTAGCCCCAATATGTAGTAAAGGGCTAGGAATGCGATTGTGATTAAAAAGTCCATGTTATTCCTCCTTACCCACATACTTCTCCACAATATCTACTGCACAGGTCAGCCCATAAATATAGTTTTCCAGCTCTTCTGCTGTTTTGCTTGCTCCGTGTCTTTTTCTTTCTTCTTTCAAGGTTTCGTAGGCGTCATTTTTCATGTTTTCGATTTCTTCCACGATTTTCTCTAATGCGTTCATCACTCCACCTCCAACAGTTTAAAATATTTTTCCAAATCATCATTCGTGATTTCTAGCCACGAACTATCATCTATAGTATCAAGATGAACATGATCAGAACCACCGATCATCATGTATCCGCTTTCATCCAATTCATAAATCTTCCCTTCTTCGATTACTATGGCTTCGTTATCAACCAAAAATCCGTCATCATCGTATTTATCTACACAAAAAGACTGCTTGCATTTATACTTCATCACTCCACCTCCAACATCTCTTGATTGTCAAAAATATTGCCAATGACTTCATTTGTGTTCGCTTCGAAAAATAAAGATCTATCTCCATTTATGCAGTATGTTCCATTTAAAAATTCAACGCGATTCAGTTTGTGTCCTAAAAGGTCATTCTCCCAAATCTTCTTACCATTCTTGTCGGTAAGTCCGGTGTACTGGCAGAGGGTGTTTATATCAATCTCACAAAAATCAATGCCAACTACATTCCATTTGTCGCATGCTGTACCTTCATACGGTTTAACGATTATCCCGCCAATAAAATAATGTTTCGGTTCTGGCATTCCATCATCAAATAAATATCCTTCAACCCACCATTCCTCTTTCGGAAGTTCTTTCCAGCTTTTTCTCTTTGCTTTAAAAAGGATTTCTCTATTCATCTTCTTTTCCTCCGTTCTGTCGCATCTGCTCAATGTAAATATCTGTAGCACACCTTACAATTTCCTGTTTCATCCCATCGTAATCAGTGCCTTTGTAGCAATTCCGCATTCTCGGCAATGTACATACGCAAAAATCACTTCTTTTCCTCTCCGTGTTTTCCTCATCCATTAATCTTTTTCCCCTATCGCTTCGCCAACTCCCGAACCAGTTCATCATTCCCTTTTTTCGTAAGGCCTTCATTACATGTGCAATCCGGATATACACATCGGAAACAATCCGGATATTTACAGAGCGGCTTTGAAATTTTCGTTCGATTCATTTCCAGTTTTCTCTTTGTCTCCAGCAGGTCCGGTACCTTGACCTGTCTTCTGCTGCCCGCTTCCGCAAACCAGATCAGTCCCGATCTCTCCAGATACGCCCGAAAACAAATCTCATTTTTCTCAATCTGGAACATAACTTTCATGTACACCCACACCTCATGCACATCCATCCCGTCAAATAAAAGTTCCTGTATCCTGGATGCGTATTTCTCGTAACCTTCCACTACTCGATCACTTCCATTTCTCTTATTGAGACTTCATAAGCTGTTCTCTCGCTGTCGCCTTTTACATAAATCCTGCTCTGTATCATTCCCATGGCTCTCACTTTTATTCCGACTGGAAGCCCTGCTGCCAGCCTTGCGTTCGAATACCAGCAAATTGCCGGGAGATAATCACTTTTTCTGTGTTTCCTGTTTACTGCAATTAAAATATCCGTGATTTCTTTTCCGAGTGGTGTCTCTCGATAGAGCGGCTGTTTACAGATATATCCAATCAGATCAATTCTGTTTTGATCCGCTTCACCAGCTTCGCTGATTCCTTTTACAAATACATACAATTTCAAATGATTTCTTTCTCCATCCTTTTCATTGTAAGATCTGTATTCTCCAAAGATTGTAATTCTCCCTCCTACATTATCCCGAATCTCCTGCACTATCTGTTCCGGCACCTGAATCGGTATGACATCCATGTTTCCACTTGTCCGCATGACTTCTATAGTTGATTTATAGATCTTTCTTCTGTCTGGTGAAGTCAATAAATACTCTGGTGTTTCCATAATTTTTCCTGTGATCTTTACTGTGTTGTTTTCCATCTTTTTCTCCTATATTGCATATTCCGCTGATGCCCGTCATGGTATTACTCCATTTCCAGCCCGCTCAGCGCTTTCAAGATTCTTCCATCCATGTTATCTTCATTTGCCGGTGTTTTTACAGTCAATAACATTCCAGTCTCATTTACCCACAGGACGAAATATCCCATTCCCATAGGTCCTGTCGGAAAGTCTTCATACTCACCTGTTTCGGATAGGCTTACCAATTCCAGAATTTGATCTGGTATGTAACTCATCTCTTTTGTCTCTACATTCTGTAACACTGCCATTCCCCTGTATTTGATTTCTGTATCCTCATACCGATCTCTGGCTGATAACCATTTCTTGTATTCCCACTCATCCCTTACTTTTAGTTCATACTGCTTTTCTCCTTTTTCATAGGCTCTGTATACTTCGCCCTCTTCCGGAAGATCCCCTACAAGTTCAATGACTGCTGCCTTATTCTTGCTTGTAAAGTCCTTCTCATATACAAATAATATCCAATAGGCTCCCTGTATGAAGTACATTTCCTCTTTCTTTCCTACAGTGAGTCCTGCACCTTTCCATGCATCCTTCAATATTCTCTTAAATACGCTCGTCTTAATAAACATGATGCTCCTTTCCTCTCCCAGAGTTATCTGGGAGATAATGTGATGGCTTACGACAGGTTTTGTGACGTACCTGCTGTTGTATCTTCACGGCACTTGGCCGGAGATGCTATAAAAATTGGAATCCTGGATGTCCTTCTTTCTGCTTTTCATTTTGCGGTTCTTTCATCAACTCCTGCTGATCCAGATAATTCTTCTTGCTGATCTTCATCCAGTCTTTCCTTGTGTGTGACTTCTCATATTCCCTCTGTGCGATCTCGCAAAGCAGTTCTCTTGTCTTTCTGCAATTATGTACAGCTTCTTTTCCGCTTTTATGGTGCGGTTCACACAAATACACTTTCAATCCCTCGGCTTCCGATAGAATTCTCATCCCGGATCCAAACAATACATGGTGTTCCTCGGTATACTGCTTCCGATAGTCTCCATACAGATTGGCACAGAGATAGCACACGCCCTTTTCTGTGTTCAAAATGCTTTTCGGATGGCTGATTCTCTTTTTCTTCTTTTTCGGCTTAGGAAACGCCATATCACTATAATCAATACTCATAAAGTAATCACTTTCTTTTTCCAGTTGTCCCATCCGCCTTTTGGCCAGGCAAATTCTTTCTTCAGAAGCTGGATGATTTTCTCCGGATCCCCGGATTTTAAGATGTCTTCTATGACTTCTCCTTCCTGGACCACCTCTTCTGTGATCTCATGTACCTGTTTTTCTTCTTCCGGAAGATTCATAACCGGAGCATCCGGCATCAGTTCCGGATAATCTTCCACTTCCATCTGTCCCGGAATCTGTTCTTCTGTTTCTTTTGGCTCTTCCAAAGTTTCCTGTGCTTTTGCAGGTTCTGCCTTTTTCTTTAATGGTTCCGTCTTTAAGACTTCCCTCTCTTTCTTTTCTCTCAGCGGCATCTGATAAACTCTTTCATAGGCGTCTGAATCAGAAGTCTTCTTGCCTTCCGGATAAAATGTCTGTTCAAATGTTTTGGCCAACTCCAGATAGCTGATCTCTTCTGGTTCTCCCCTGCCGTTGTATGGCATGATCCGAATCTGAAATTCACTGAATAGTGCATTTGCAAATTGCATCCGAAACATTCGGAATTTTGTTGGAGCTACAATTCCCATGATCTCCCGGTTTATCACACTTTCCTCTTTTGGCTCGTCTTCCCATATCCATTTATGCATTTTCTCAAAGCAGCCTTTTCCTTCTCCTTTGAAAAATTCATACACTAACGTTTCCGTCCAGCTTCCATGGTGTTCTTCTGGTGCGATGTCGCACAGGCTCATCTGCGGCGAATAACGATCTTCTGTTTCCCGGATGACTTCTTTTACCTCCCGGATTTCCCGTACCGTGGCATCTCTTGGTACCACTTCCCTCACTTCTTCCGGCAGTGCCAACATTTCAGACAGCTTACTGCTGCCATATCCCCGGTATTTCTCCTGAATTTCCGGGCTGTTCCCGTCAATACTGTATGTATCGTTGATCTGCATAAACCGGATGGCCCACGTCCTGCTGATATTGAAGGTTTCTTTTGCAAACTCAAAAACATCCGCATACCCCTTTTCTTTATAAAACTCTGCATCTCTAGTCTTTTTTAAGAGATACCCGACTTTAATGTATCCCTCTGCGATATGTTCCAGTTCTTTTCGTAATGCAATTTCTACCCCCTGCAGTGTACTGATTGTCTGTAATTCTTCCATCTATCCAGCTTTCCTTTCTGTACGTTTCAACTTCTTTCTTTTGAATAACTCAACAAATTCTTTGACTTCCTCTGTCATGCCTCCGTTATATTTTGCCCGACACTGTATCATGACCCCATTGTTTACCTCCATAGTGTAAAACGGTGTCTCCGGATCCTGTTTCTTTCGCAGGAACAGAATCGTTGTCTCACCTTTGGCCGCCCGGTCAATGTACGTGGCAACACAATGATGCATGGCATTTCCCTCCTGCCTAATTTCGTGGATCCGTTTTGGAAGTCTCAACACAAATTGTTCCGTTTCCATTTCCAGATAGCTGTCCCGTTTTCTATATTTCTCGTATTTTTTATCTTTTTTATTATCCAAATCCTCTTTGGCTTTTATTTCCCGTTCTCTGCTCTCTTCAATCAGCTCTTCATGACGCTGTTCTAAATTTTTCGGAAATAAGATCCACGACTCTCTCATGTTGTATCCCAGTTCCTCTGCCATCTTCAGATAATCGTGATAATCCACGTCTTGTCTCTCATCTTCTCCTAACACTTCTTTGATGTACCGTTCCATCTTGTGAATGGTGGTATACCGGATATACCTAGTGAAATTCCTCGGAAACCTTGCAAAAAACTGAACCTGCTGCCATGTTGGATGTAATCCCTTCTCCTGCATTTCATAAGTGGTGTTATATTCCCTTGTGCTTGGATTCTTTCCAGCCAACAGCTGGTAGTATTCCCCGTTTAGCCCCAGTATCTTTTTGCAAGACCGCTCTTCTTTCTTTAAGTATCCTGTGCTGTACCCCTGCATTTTTTCTTTGACAATTTTGTAAAATCCACATTTTACCAGTTGTTCGATTCCAGGCATATACCGGTATCCCTCCAGATATTGATCCAAATACATTTTTTCCCGATATTTCCCATGTTTCACAAAACATTCCATTGCAGAATACTGAAACGGCGTTCCCTTTAGAATCTGTTTGAGATTCCGGTTATAAAGGATTGCTTCATGCTCTGGCACTTTATAATATCTCCATCTGTCTCTGTAACACCACCGAACCCAGTCTGTCTGCTTATACTGTTCATACTCAAATTCATGAATCTTTTTTAAATTCCGGTCATACGTGGTCCGTATCATCTCCCAGTACCCGCCGCCTTCCTTTTGTCCATTTCTGAATTTCCGATAACACTCAAAATATCGATATACATATCCCTCTTTTGTTTTCTGCAAGAGTCCTGCATATCCTCTTGCGTGAACATTTCCGCCTTTCTTTCGGCTTCGGTAGGTAATGGGATGTCTGCAGGATGGACATTCGCCCTCGTCTCCATAGTGTGGATTCCGGATTTTTACTTCTCTTCCACAATGTGTGCAATACCCTTTTGTTACCTTTCTTCCGGCATCATAAAACAAATACTGGGGAAGGACTTCCCGGTCTACAAACTCATCAAAATCTTTGGGCAGTTCCGGCACCAGTGCCATCGCGGAATCAATTTCATCAATCTCTTTTCTGTCTTTACTATAGCTTTGCCATCTTGCGATTGCCGCACGTGGCTCTTCCTTCCCGTTGTGACAAAATTCTGTGATCCGTTTTCGGTCCTCTTCTCGTATCCATACTTTATGATCACTGTACCAGTATCCTTTTTGTATCTCTCCCCACCCCTCCATGTAACTTAAGTTATCTATTTTTGCAGTTCTCCACTTCTCACACAGATTGTCGTAAGTGTAGTACTTGTTTTCTTCCAAAAGGAATACCCGGTATTTCGGATACGTTATATCATCCTGAATCATATCTCTTGTAAATATGGCAATCTCCAGAACAGTTCCTGTCCTCTTTGCTCGATAAAACCAATAATATGTTGCACTCCACACAGGTACTTTTCTGCATCTTAGTACCTTGTGTCCTTGATCTTCCCCGACTATCTTTCGCATCGTTTCCGTTACTTTTAACTCTGGAAGTTTTAATAACTCTCCTCGTCTCATTTTTCCGCCTCCAGATAGTATTCTTCTGCCATGGCAAATACTTCCAGATCCGGCATTGCCACCATTTGTGCCCCTCGTCTTTCTTTGACTCTTTTTTCCGCTTCTTTTCGGATATTCTGCAGACATTCTTTGAGTGTCCGGTTCTTTCTTCTTACTCCTCTGGCCAGAATTTCTTTTTCAAAACATCTCATAGACAGATACGACACGATCTCTCCTGCCGGCATCCCGTCTGTTTCCTTCTTTAACTCAACCTGCAGCTTTCCGATAGCCGCATTTACTGAATCTACCAGTTCTTCCGACAGATGCTGCTCATATACTTCCCGGATTCCATCTGGAATCCCGTTTTCCTCTGCCAGCACTTTTAAATGCTCCAGATCCTGCTCCTCCAAAAGTCCTTTTGCACATGCATTCAATTCTTCTACGGAATCAAAATTCCCAAATACATCAAACATGCTGTTTTTCCTCCAGTAATCCCTCTAATTTTTCCACGTAATCGTGATGTTTACTAAATCTGACAGCTATTTCATGCCGCTCTGACAACGTCTGATACTGCTGCCACAATTCCTGGTTCTTCACCTCTTTCCCGGACGGTTTTCTCCATTCCGCCCGCTTCCACTGCTCCGGCTTCCCGTTTTCGATCATGTTCTTGATAAAAATACAGTCCGTATACAGGGTCACATTGCACGGCGCATTTAGTATTTTCAAAGATTTCACAATTCCAAGCAGCACCAGGCGATAATAGGTCGTCTCCTGTTCTTCCCCGCAAATTCCTTTGACCGCCGGTCCTTTGCTTGTCTGACATTCCATTGCGGCCGCCCATCTTCCATCTTTGATACATGGACCTGTCAGACTTGTCCTTATGTAAATATTTACCTCTTTCATATCAAATTCTCCTGTTCAAACGGATCAGGATGTATCTTCGGTATTTATATCCTGTTACCGGATTGATTCCCTCATGGTACGTCTCTTTATCCAGATAGTATCCTTTCGGCAGCTTCGGTTCGTCTTTCCATGTTTTCCTTTTGTAAACCTTCACTTCTGCCACTGGAATCTTTAAATTCCTGCTACAGGAGTACCGGCTCTCTTTCAGCTTGTTTTCTCCGTCCGGCGTTTTACTTAAATACTCAGCCAGTTTCCGCAATCCGCCCTCGTCATACAACAGATCGATGTGGACGCCTCCCTTTTCCCATGCTTTGCGCATGATCAGATCTGCATCCGGAATCCGGTTGATGACCAGATGGTGATGAACCCCACCCCGACTTCCAATCTCGGTATGCAGCATCCATTTCAACTCCACTTCCTGTTTTTTGTATTGTGCACGTACTTTCTGAATCCACTTTCGTATGTCTTTGGCCGCTTTTTTCATGTCCTGTGGCCGGTTCTCCAATTTATAAGTCAATGTCACCCAGTAGTCATTCTCCTGGAAATTCAGCTTCATCTTTCTCCAGCACTGCCGTTCTTTATTCCACTGATTCACCTTCCTGATCTGCTCCGGTGTGGCTTTCTTCTTTTTCTCTCTCGGCATTCCCGGAGCTCCATATCTCCCATTGTGATACTCCATCACTTCTCTGATGTCTCCCAGGTCATAACTCTTTTGTTTATACATCCTGTTTTGCTCCTAAGTTTAATATACTTATCAAGTTTAAAACGGGAGCTTTTCGCTCTCATTTTCTTTGACATTTTGCCAATACAGGTGTACAATATAAATGAGTTTTTATTTTGTTTGTATTGACAAAATGTCCAGTGCATCTGTTTGCGGCAGGTGCACTAATTTTTTACGCTTTTTTCTATGTACCTACAGCTGAGTTCTAATCCTGCTGTCATGATGATCATCCCTATCCATAAGGATCCGGTTCCCATCATCATGACTGCACAGATTCCCAATGTGGCTTCCATGATCCTCAGTAATTCTTCTACATACCGAAGCTGTCTTCTCTTCCGGAAACTCATACGATGATGTACTCTCCCCCGATCTCTTCTGCTACCTGCTTCGCTTCCTGGTACGTCCCATACTCGCTCCGAATCTTTCCGGATTGCCAACGAATGATCCATATCTGCTTCCTCTCCTTCTCTTCATTCAAATCCAAGTTCTTTGATCCTTTCTTCGATTAGCTTCAACTCTGCAACAGCTCCTTCCTCTTCCGGAAACTGCCGCAGTTCCTCTCTTCTGCTGACAAGCCTGCTGTACTCAATGACTTGTCCTGCCGTCATGTTCAAGATTCTCTGGTCCATTGATCGCTCCTTTGATTTTTACTGATTTTCTTCCTTGATACTCCAATTCCATTCTGTAATTTTCCAGACAGGCAATTGCATGTAATTTCTGTTGTTCAGAATAACCGTTAACTCTTTCTGTGGATTCCAGTGTCTGGATGAATTTCTCAATCTGATTGATTGTCAGCCTTTTCATAGCTTGTCCTCCCTTCTACCGCCTAAGCGGTTTTTCTTCTTTCGAATCCTATATTTTTCATTGTTTCATCTAATTTTTTCTCCAAGATTTGAGAAAGTTCCTCTCGGTTTAAATCTTCTTGATTTATCCAGGATCCATTGATTTTAATCATGCTTACTACTTCGATTCCTTTCATTTCACCACCCCTCTTTACCGTATGCAGGTTGATTGTCCAAGGTATGTTGTCCATCACCTTTATTTCCGAGTTGTTCCGAATCCATCATCCAACATATTTACAACATCTCTGACAAATTTAAGTTCATTTCAAATGCTCTATCCGCTTCATCTCGCATAATATTCAAAGATTCCCTTGTGATAATAAGGCTTGTTACAATTGATGCTATTATTGAGCAGCTAACGCTTGCTATTACAGTTTCCATCTTTTCTCCTCTCTATGTTTGATCGCCATCGTAACCTCCGTGGCGGGATTGCTTTATTTGTTGCAACATGGTAAAATCCATTTAAAGGAGGTTTACCATAATTATGTTTTGGACTACTTTTAGTCGAATATGTGACATCCTGGGATTTATAAGCTTTTTCTTATCTGTCGGTATTCTGAAAAAAGTTTACGCAAAAGCCGAAAGTCAGAGAGAATCTTACAAAACTGAACGAGAAGAGTTGCTCTATGCCCTCATTGCGTTGCGGCAAAACATTTGGGATGACGGATTGTTTACATTAAGCATCCAAGATAAATTGCAGAGCAAAATATACGAATTTCAAATGAAATACTCGTTAATATCTTCAATTCGTTGTTCATTCCATTTATATAGATGTTCGCATCTTCTGAAATCCGAAATAACCGAGTCTAGCAAAAGAAAAATACGGCAAGATCTCAACTTTTTAATAGCACGCTTAAATAAAAAGGAGTAAACAAATGGAAAGAGAAAAAATATCTACATTTATCGAAAAAGTTTTCGAGGAAACACATTCAGAACATCTTTATTGGTCTGTAATCGACAAAAAGGCTAATCTGTGCAAGCCAACTTCAATTGAAGAAAATTGTCCGTTTTATTCTTCTAATGATTTTCACGAATTGGATAATCGTTACAGCTATTTTTCCAAATATAAAAATGGTTACATTTTGCTACTCACTTATCGCGATAACAAAAATATTCCTTGTCCTATTCCGCCAGATAAATGCCTATTTTCTTTACGTATGCAGGATGATAGCAGTCGTTTCTCTACTGAAATTACAAACAGCTCTATCACTGATGATCACATTCAATTAACTCGCTTATTTAATCTTGTTGAAGAGAAATCAAACCGAGTTAAATTTTTGATTAACGACTTTCTCAATAGTTGATATTCCGTCATTCTTTATCGTGCCAGCTTCTTCATCTTTGAGGCTGGCGATTTTATTTTCCGCGTCTCGCAACAGAATAAGCTCTAACCTTTTTATCCTTCTTTCGAGTTCGTCTCGCTGTCTTATTTGATTTTCTAAATACCATTTCGGTATCCACATCTCCCTCACCCCGCTTCCTACTCCAAAAAATAATCCACTGATACACCGAAGTAATCAGCTAGGATTTTTAGTTTTTCTGCTTTAGGTTTACTCCTGCCTCTTTTCCAGTCTGTAAACGTAGACTTCGTAATTCCTGTATCAGAAGCAACTCTGTAATCCGTAATTTCTTTCGAATCACGCAACTCTGCATACTTTTCGTACATTTTTTCACCTCTTTTCCGAACTTTCTATTGATTTTAGTTCGGAAATCAGTTACAATATATTTACCAGATACATTGACAAAGAATTGTGCTACAATTCTGTTTTGATTTCCGAACTTTGTAACTTTATTATAGTGCGGATTTCAGAACTTGTCAATGCTTTTTTGTACTGATTTCAAAATTTTTTATGAGGTGTATTATGTATGAAATTTATTGCAAGTTAAGAGATGAAAAAGGATGTAAAGATGCGGATGTTGCGAAAGCTACTGGTATAACTAAGTCTACTTTTTCTGATTGGAAGAATGGGCGAAGTAAACCAAAAGATGAGAAGCTTACTAAGATAGCTGATTACTTCGATGTACCATTAACATATTTCTATGAGGAACATAGGGATAATGCAGCATCATTGACAACGAGAGATGAGCGTGACATTTCCAAGACAGTAAATGACTTAATGGAAAAATTGGAAGCAAAAGATGGGGCACCACTGTTTTTCGATGGTACTGAAATGAGCCCAGAAACAAAAATTTTATTCGAACAGCAATTAAAGTCATTAGTAACTACTGTTAAGGAAATCAACAAGGTCAAGTTTAATCCGAACAAAAATAAAAAGTAGGTGATTACCTTGAAGCAAGATGTAAAAACAATAGTGAATAATTTAATAAGTAAATACGGCACAAGAAATCCTTATGAATTATGTGATTACACAAATACAATTTATCAAATATGTGATATCGGTGATGTATTAGGTTGCTACTTACTTATCAAAAGACAAAAATGCATTATGCTAAACAAAAAAATAATAGGAACTCCAATGGAGAAATTTATTTTGAGTCACGAATTGGGACATTCTCAATTACACAGAAAAAATGATTGCTATTTCTACGGAAGCACATTATTTTCTAAGCTCAAAGAAGAAAACGAAGCCAACACGTTCGCCGCAGAGCTTCTCATACCAGATTCTCTGATCTACGAGAATCCGGGCATGACCAAAAAACAGATTGCAAGACTAGCTGGATATGATGAAAAGATTATGGATTTTAAAAGTTTTAAATGATATAACCGCTATGGCGTTTATATAAAAGTTATGTGGTGTTAAGGTACAGGAGGAGGAAAGGTATGGAATTTCAAATAACAGAACTGGAAAAAAGAGAGTTATTAAAAACTTGCGGAATACCGATAATTGATGATTCTACTAATTATTGGTTTGTACGAACAAGTGCGGGCGAACATTTTGAAGACTTTTATTTTGGAGAGTATATTGCAATCGGATGGGACAAATTAAATGATATTGAATCTCTTAAGTGTTCTACAAAAGAAAAGCTTAAAGATGATGTTATTAAATTATACTCTGATGATTCTCGCCCCGGAAATACTGCTGCACAAATTCTTAAATTTGTAAATGACATGAAGATAGGAGACTATATTTTAATACCTAACGCTAGTTGCGAACGAATAGCTGTAGGTTTAGTAATAAGCGATGTCTATCTCTATGAGCCTACTGAACAGGATAAGCTAGATATATTATTCGATGGCGTTGAGTTGGATTTTCTTAAAAGAAGAAATGTCCAGTGGATTACAAAAGCCCCCTTGCGCAGATGTCAATTAGATCCTATGTTGGTACCTATTATTTATTCTTACGGAACAATCGTTGATGCTAACCCATATTCACAATTTATCAATCGTTCCATTTACGACTTGTATTATAAAAGTGGAGAGTTACATGCCATTTTTAACATGACTCGGCCAGAAGATATTTCTGCATACTATTTTAATAAATTCATCAATTCGATATTTGAAACACAAAAACTATGCACCACTATAACAGAAACTGATTTTTCTCCTGATGATTTTGTTATAAAAGCTTCTTTTAACTCGGCTGGTCCTGTTGAAATGATTACAGGAGCTATATCTGCAATGCTGGTTTTGTCTAGTATCTCTTTGTTTATAAATGGTGCTAATATTAAATTTAAATATAATATTTTTGGATTCTTTAAAGGACAATTCAACATTTCTTCTTCTGGACTTTTAGATAAAATAAAAGCATTCAAAAACATAGAAAAACAACATAAAGATAGCCTCGATAAAATCAATTCTGATTTGATCGAAGCTAAAAACAACCTTGAAATAAAAGGAAAAAATGTGCTTAAAGAAGAGCAAATCAATCAAGATGCTCAATCTTAAAGCAGTGTTTTGTAATGAAAAAAGATGTGACTATAAACACAAACTCATGCACATAAAAATATTTAAACACTAATATTTTATTTATGCTTAAAAAGTCTAAAAATATAAATCTTTGAAAGAGGTACAGTATCGAAAATATCAAGATGTATATATTGTATTTTTTTATTATTTTTCGAATCATATTGTACACCTCCTTCTTTAAATGTATTATACGCTTTTTGATCTTTAATGCAATAGACAAATTGTAAATTTTTCTCTCCCCTGCTCCACAGCAGGCAATTACATGATAGGTATAACTGTTTCGTCGATTATACATAATACAAAAGACTGGGAGAATTCAAATTAAATTAAGAAAGGATGTGATATCATGCCATTATTAAAAACAACCACACATACAATAGATGATATCTATGCTCTTCCAGATGGACAGAGAGCGGAATTGATCAACGGACAAATTTATAACATGGCACCACCTTCTCCATTACATCAGGAATTGGTAATGGAACTCTCCGCCTCTCTAAGAAATTATATCAAAGGAAAAGGCGGTAATTGCAAAGTTTATCCTGCTCCATTTGCTGTTTTTATTAAGGATGATGATTCCAATTATGTAGAGCCTGATATCAGCATTGTCTGCAATTCCAACAAAATTTCACACCGTGGCTGTGAAGGAGCACCTGACTTTATCATCGAAATCGTTTCACCGAGCAGCCGTAAAATGGATTATTCTACAAAAAATGCACTTTATGCCGATGCCGGTGTTCGTGAGTATTGGATTGTGGATCCTGCCAGAGAACGCACAACGGTATACCGATATGAGGAAGATGTAGCTCCGGTAATTGTACCTTTTCACGATATTCTCAAATTAAAAATATTTGAGGATTTCGAAATCTGCATTGATGATTTATTGAAATAAAATAAAACCGCCCCGGTGCTACCAACACCAGGGCGGCAATACATATCCGAAGATATGCTATTGAAATCCACGAATATTGTATCATCTTCGGAAACAGCTTGCAATCCAGAACATTCGTTCATGTGCTGGCTGTTATTTTTGTACCATTTTTTGCATAAAACTAAACAAGGAGATGATCTAAAATGAGCGCAAGATATGCCTATGGTTACGTCCGTGTATCCACTGATAAGCAGGAAGAACTTTCTCCGGATTCGCAAGAGAAACTATTACGGGAATATGCTGCCAAAAATGAATATTCCTGTGCGGCAACACCGCAAATCCGGCAGACGGGAAACCGTCTGTCCGGGCTTGCGGAAACCGCTTATGCGAGTTTACTCGCGCAATGTTTTGTCTAAACCATAGACCTCACGCATTGAGATGTCATGTTCGGCATCAATGCTTGTGATGTTGATACGATAACTGTCATGGGCAATGCGGTCAATGATTGCATCTGCCAGAGGACTGTCATCACCGCCGAGCTGATCATACCATTCCTCAAATTCATACTGGGAGCAGAAAATCGTCGAAGATTTCTTGCGTCTCCGGTGGAGCAGTTCGAAGATATCCCTTTGTTCTGAATCCGTTGGTTTCAATAGAAGCCATTCATCCAAAATCAGGACAACAGGATTGGCATACTTAGCCATTACTTTTTTGTAGTTGCCATCTGTCCGTGCAATCTCCAAGTCAATAAGCAGATCAGGAAGGCGGACATACTTGGTATTGAAATACTGCTTACAAGCCTCCATGCCAAAGGCACAGGCCATGTAAGTTTTACCACAGCCTGTAGCACCGGTAATAAAAAGATTCCGGTGTGCAGATATATATTCGCAAGTTGCAAGTCTACGAATCAGTTCCTTGTTCAGCTTGCGTCCGGAAGTGTAGTTAATATCCATGATATTTGCTTCCGGCTGGTCGAATCCAGCATTCTTAATCAGCCTTTTGAGACGATTATTTTTCCGACTGCTGTATTCGATATCCACCAGCATACCGAATTGATCCTCAAATGGAATCTCCCTGCATTTTGGATCATCCAGCTGGTTACGGAATGCATCTGCCATAGCTGTCAGGCGCATTTCAATTAATTTATCTATTGTACTCTGATTTGTCAT